ATGTATAACTCTATTTTAGTTCCCATTGACATTTCCGAGGATAGCCTGACAAACATGGTGATTCCTTTTGTTCAGGCGCATGCCACTCTCAACACAGCCAAAGTCCATTTTCTTACTGTTATACCTTCGCTTCCGTATTACTCATCATTAGGCCTGGCATATTCAGTCGAAATGCCAAAAATGAAAGAGTTCCAACATGCTGCCATAACTAAACTGGATGAAATCGTTAAGAAATTCAAAATTCCTTCTAACAAAATACAAACGCATGCAGTAGCGGGATCGCCAAAGGATCAGATCCTTAAGCTTGCTGAAATGATAGACGCCGACTTAATAATTATTGCCTCCCACAAGCCTGATATATCCACATATCTGCTTGGTTCGAATGCTGCGGCTGTTGTGCGGCACGCCAAATGTCCTGTACTAGTCGTAAGGTAGATATCACAAGTTAGCGAACTGCATGCACAAACTAAGGGAGCCTCGAGAGGTGTGAGGTTCCCCACGAGTGTTGATTCTGGTTAGGAGCACTGAGTCACGGGCAACTCACGAAGGCGCAAAAAATAAAAAACCCGCTCGCTGGCGGGTTTTTAACTCTGAACATACAATGCCCATCGTTAACGTCAAATTTACACAAAAATGGCAACTTTGCAAGCAACGTGACGCTAAATAGTGAGATTTATATCGAATTATGCGCTCTTGTTACTTTCTGCAACTGAGCGTCAGCGTTGCTCTCTTCCTGAAAGCATGTCGTCACCAGGCTTTCATAGAACGGTTTCCAGCTGTAGCGCCAGGTGCGATCGGGAAGGCTGTCCAGCTCAGCCAGAACGCCACGGTACGCCACTGAGGATTTAGGTCTGCTGTACCCTCTTCCCTCGCACCGTTTGCACTCCTTATAAACTGGTACGCCCTGCAATTCAGTTTCTTTACGGTCGAGGGTTTTCCCCGTTCCGCCACACTGGCAGCGCTTACTCAGCTGGCCCGTGCCGTTGCACTTGCCGCACAGCTGGTGGTCCACATCCTTAACCTGACGGGAGACCTTGAAGTCAGATGGAGACTGGCCCAGATCCTTGGCAAACTGAGGCAGGCGCATGGTGTAATGGCTTTTGGTGATCACGCTTGTTTTGGTGATAATGCCTTTGCCCTGGCATTTTGGACAATCGACACTGTCAGCAGCTGATGAGGCGTAGTCTTTGAAAGCGAAACGGGCGAGGATCCGCATGCACAGCGGGAACTTTTTACCCGCAGCTTTACGCACCGCCATCGGCGCATGCTGTTTGGCGTACTCGGTCAGCCAGGATATCGCGGCTTCTTTATCCTGTGGGCTGATGCCTGCCTTCCCCAGATACATGGCGAGGCCGATCCCGGCGTCTGCCTGAGTCATGCCCAGCGCCGCCATAATGTCGGTTACGGTTAACTGATCGCCCGCTGTTGCGCGGACGCTATCCGAAATATGCATACCTTTCGGTGCAAAAAATTTTAAAACTCCATCCAGATTCATCGCGTTCTCCACTCCGTCTACGCCAGTACGCCGATAGCCAGCGCCCGGTCTAATGTTTTCAGCAGCAGCTCTGGCTGCGTGCCGTATTTCGCTTCAAATGCCACGGCGTCAGCGTGTAATTCATCGTGGTGCGCTCTGCACAGCGGGATCACGAACAAATCATGCGCTTTGGTACCCATCCCACCCATGCCGTGGCCGATCAGGTGGTGGGGGTCGTCTGCTGGTTTTTGGCAACATGCACACGGCTGCGCCTTTACCCAGCGGGTGTAATTCTCGTTCTGCCAGCGTCGGCGCTTCGGCCTCAGCATGTAGGATTCCGGCGTCTCTGGATCCACCTGCAGCGCCAGCACCTTTTCAACGGCCTCCTCCACCATGCTGGTGGGCGGTACCGACGGCACAATGTCAGCCTCACGCGTCACCGACTGGAATTTCTCAGCCGGGATACGCAGGACCTTGTGTGCTACCGCCTCCGGGATGACGTGGGCCAGCTTATTGATCGTCAGCCACCAGCACAGTTCTGGAAGAGTCACCGGGTGGGCATCATCGAAACCCAGCCCGGCGCGAACAACCGACAATACCCAGGCTACCAGGTTCTTTCGTGCAATGCCCGACAGTTCGGCAGTAAATTGCTCTCGCACCCGGATATCACAGGCCCAGCACAACCGCAGCGCGCCGGGTGCATGCCGCATGGTGACCATTTCGTGATGGTGATAGTCGCTGTGGCGGTATTGGCAGCCAGATTCACGCATTAGCCAGGCCTCAAGGCATGACAGGCCACCAGCCCGCTGAATAACATCGGCATGCTCAAAGACAGGCACCATCAATAGGTCCTCTGCCAGCGGCTGGCCTGCCGCTGGAAGTTCGCCGGTTGGCAGGTTGGACAGGCGCTCCGGTTCGTTCTCCAGCAGAATGCGCCCGCGATGGAAATGCGGCATGAGTTCAGGACCAGGCCGGAAAGCCACGATCCCGAACTCCTTCACGACGACAGGGGTAAGTAACGCTCTCACGCAGCATTCCCTTTAGCGATATGCTCTGCCCATAACCCACCAATCCACTTCACCCCTTTAGCCGTGAAGCGCGCCTGACTGAAGGCGTGGTTGGAAGTGTTAGAAGTCCCGGTTTTAACTTCAAAACGTCCGGCGTCGATATGCTGGTGCCGCGGCGTCAGCGCACCGCCGAGCCGGTACATGATGTCGTTCTCGATTAGGAAAAGGCGAAATTCTGTTTCTTTGGCTTTAAGCAGCTTTGCCACCTGGCGGAATGAAAGTGAGCCGTTGGCGGTACAGTAGCGATCGACAAATTCGACTTTTGGTGCCGCGGCGGTCAGCTCCAGCGCCAGCCTCTCTTTTTGCTCGGCAAGATCAGCAGCAAGACGCAGCGCCTCTGGCAGGGTCTGAGGTACGTTCATCTGTTGGCCGCTCTCCAGTTCCTGCCAACGGTCTACAAGGCGGGCGGTAAATTCGGGGCATAGCTGAGCAACAATCACATAACTGTCGCGCTTATTCACCAGGTAGTGGTGATACTCCTGCCCATTCTGCGGATGGGTGTACGGCAATGCCGTATACCCATCGATGACTCCTTTACCCATCAGTCGCTCGATAGTAATGCACACATCAGGGTGACGTGAACCTACAAGCGCGGCGATATCCCGGCTGGACATAGTCATCGTCTGGCTTGCTGCTACAGGGTGATGTGTAGCGCAAAGAGTGAATATAGTTGTCTGGTTCATGCGTTTCTCCACTTATCAGGCGGCTGCACCCGCCGGTTCGTACTTACTTATCGTGATTTCGACCTTTCCTTTCTGCGTTACTGGCCCCCACTCCACCAACATTCGCTTAATCTGACTGTCGTCCTCCCAGATGCCTGCGTGGGTCAGCGCGTCAAACAGCGCTTTGTTGTAGTTGTCGATGTCGCGGCGCCGCGCGTCTGGCGGAAAAAGAACGATCTCTACCGCTGCCGGCGCGCTGCTGGGCTTCGGTAATCTGCGCAGCTGCTCAATGATCGCAGCGCAAGCATCGCTCTGGTACGCACGCCCTTTGGCGCTGATGAGGTGGCGACCGGCCAGCGGCCCCTTATTCGGGGCGCGCCAGTAGGTGTTTACGCTCGGAGGGAAAGGCAACACCAATTTCATTTACCCTCCGGGATCAGCTGCGATTGCTGGCTGTTGATTTTTATGCCGCGATGAGCGCCCGGGACTATCGTTATTGCCTCTTTGCGCTGCAATGCACGCAACTGCAGGGCGGCCGCATTCGGCGACACCACGCCCATCAGGCGGGACAGTTCAGAGATAGTCGGCGGATAACCATGCTCGCTCTGGTATTTCACCAGCAGATCGAAAACCTCCTGCTGGCGCACCGTTAATGCTTTATTGACCACTGCTACCCCCTACAGAACCGCAACGATATCGCTGACGGTTTCGCGTGTACTGGATTTACTGGATATCGCGCGCCGGGCGCGGACGTACTTGAGTTCAAAGCCGTGCTTCTGGTACAGATCAATGATGCGGGGCGCTGATGAGTTGCTGATCACCACTCTGGCACCCCGCTGGTGGGCGGCAACACAGCACTCCGCTAGGGCGATCTGGTCGTCCCAGCTAAAACCGCCTGGCGCATAACTGGTGAACCCGCTCGTGCCCGGCAGCGGCTCATACGGTGGATCGCAGTAAACGACATCGCCCTCGCCAGCCAGAGAAAGCGCGCGGCGGAACCCGGCATTCATGAACACGCATTTGCTCGCCAGCGCAGTGAACGCCTCGATCTCTTTTTCGGGGAAATGAGGATTGGGGTATTTGCCCCAGCCAACGTTGAACTTTCCGGCGAGGTTGTAACGGATCAACCCGTTGAAGCAGTGCCGGTTCAGGTACAGGAAAGCGGCGGCGCGTTCCGGCCCGGCCAGCAGCTGCCCGTTGAAATCATCGACCACTTCGGCATACCCGGCGGCGCTGTTCCTGGTGCTGAACAACAGACGGGCTTGATGAACCACGACATCTGGTACCACAGCCAGCATCTGGTACAGGTGGATCAGGTCTGCATTGATGTCCGCCAGCAGGAAAGAGCCGTGCTTACGGGAGTTGATGAACACCGAGCCACCACCAACAAACGGCTCAATCAGGCGCTGCCCTGCGGGGATCAGGCGGTCGATATCAGGCAACTGGTGGTATTTTCCACCAGCCCACTTGAGGAACGGGCGCTGCCAAGTTCGCGGTGATGGCTCTTCAGATGGCAGTGTGGCTGCAATACCGTCACAAACTGATGTGCATCTCATCCGTTCACCACCCGGAAGCCTTTGGCTCCCTGCGAATAATCGGTGCCGACATAGCTGGATTTAAAAAGCGGATCCTCTTTGATGCCGGAACTTGCTGGAGTCATCCAGTCGTCTTCGTAGTGCCTGTCAGGGCCGAAGAAGGTTTTGGCCTGTTTGACGAACTCGGTACCGGTCTTACCTGTTTGAGTAACAAACCCGGCATAACGCTTAACGCCCTCCAGCATGGCGAGAGGCGAAACGCCTTCGCGAACACGGGCATCCCAGGCTTTCAACGCAGCGCTTTTCGAGTTACCACCTGCCCGCTTCGGATATAACGCCCAGGACAGATCAAATAAGTTTTCATTGACTGGTTCATTGACTGGTTCATTGACTGGTTCATTGACTGGTTCAGAGAACTGACTGGTTCCGGGTGCAGCTCTTGCACCACTAACCGGTGCAGCAGATTCACCACCTGGTGCAGGAGATTCACCACCCGGCGCAGGACGTGCACCAGAGGGTGCAGCATTTGCACCACTGGGAAGGTTCAGCTTGTAAACGTTGGTGCGGTTCAGGCCGGTAGCCGCCTTGCGGACTTCAACCGATACCAGACCATCCTCAACCAGCTGTTTGATATGGTTTTGTACAGAGCGCTCTGATATCTCGCATTGCTCTGCGATATAGGGAACGGAGGGCCAGCATTCGCCCTGATCGCTGGCGTTATCGGCTAGCTTGATCAGCACGAGCTTGCGCAGCGGGTTACCCACTTTTGCTTTCATGGCTCTGACCATTAATTCCATGCTCATCTGGACCTACCTCAATTTCCCTGAAATCGCGCTTGAAGACCTGGAGTGGGCTTGAGCACTCGTGTGGATAGCCAGATCGCAGATAGATAACGCGCTGCGCTTCTGGATCCCAGCGGATAACTTGAACCGGGATGCCCCGGTGGTCCCTGAATATTCTGTCGATTTCACGCATAAAGATTCTCCTTTACGGCGCCATACCCCCACGATTGCCATTGCCCGGCGGTGGTTACATGCAACCCAGCGGCCTGATACCATGCGCTCATACCGAAACGACGGGGTCCCATTGACCGGAAAGCCACGGAGTTGCGGCAGACGGAGATTTACCGTTAAACTGTTCATGCGTTAGTTTCTCCACTGTTACGACACGCCACGACGCCCGGAGCTGCACACTCGCGGGCGTCATTCTTTTCAGCCGCACAAAAAACGCGATACAGCAGCGTTAAATGCTCCTGCCACTTCTGCATGACCTGATAACTGTTCTCTTCGATTTGCTCGCGTTCGGCCTGGTCAATCACGCCATCGGCAGTGGCCTTGCGAACGTATGTCGAGTGTTTACCGATCCACTCGATAGACTCCATCAGGCGCTGATTGATATCGGCGTTATCCACGTCCTCGATATCCACCAGCGGAACATTGACGCTGTTCGACTGGCGCGATACCGCATCAGCGATGTGCTTGGTGCCGCTGGCCTGCTGGAGAACCATCGCCCAGCCCATTGGGAAGATCTGATCGCCACCAGTGCGCAGGCGGTTAAAGAGCGCATCCTCTGTCACGCCCAGCCATTCAGCCGCCTCGGCGTAACCGCCCGGCAGGCTTGAGATAGTCTTTTTAATTGCCGCAACCAGCCACGCGGGCTGCTTTTCGACTTGCCAGTGTTGATTGCCCACGGTTAACTCCTTGAATCTGTGGTTTCTGCTATGCCGCTTTCTCGTTACGCTTCTGGTAAAGCGAAGAGTCGAATTTGAGTTTTCCTTTAGTGCGTGCAGCCGCCTCTGCTGCACGGCCTTTAGGAATTAGTTGGCCCGGGCGAGCCCGCCATTGATAAAAGGCTTCTGGCGATACCCCAAAAAATTCAGCCGCCTTGTTTGGCGAACCGAAGTACTGCTCAAGTTCAGTTGTGGTCATCTTATCCTCCTAAGAATGTTTAGATATTATTATCTAATCTTTTTTAGGTCAATAAAAACTAAGATTACTTAGGTTTCATTTCTAAGGGTTTGAATCGTGGGGACACTTGGCACGCGGTTAAAGGAATTAAGGAAACAAAGAAAGCTTACTCAAGGCCAATTGGGTAAAGCGCTTGGAGTTTCTGATGTAACGATTGGCTACTGGGAAAGAGATCTGAACGTGCCGGGCGGGAAATCGCTGACGAAACTTGCTCAATATCTCAGTGTAACTGAAGGATTCCTATTATATGGTCGGGAGGACGAGGCTAACATTGGGCCTGCACCAGTAGCAGCGCAGCAAGTTCCCATCATCAGTTATGTCCAAGCTGGGGCTTGGTCACCTGAGTGCGACGCCAGAAATATCGATGGAACGGTGGAGTATATTTTGACGTCAGAGTTTCACTCTCATTCGACCTTTGCCCTCAAGGTCAAAGGAAAGTCAATGGAGCCTGAATTTGTTGAAGGCGATGTAATCATTGTGGATCCTGAGCTACACCCAGGCCCTGGCGATTACGTTGTCGCAAAGAACGGCGGTGACGAAGCTACATTTAAAAAATACCGTGCACGCGGAATTAGTGAAACTGGAGAAGAAGTTTTTGAGCTCGTGCCACTGAATGAAGACTACGCTATCCGCAATTCTGCAAAAGAAAAGATTCATGTCGTTGGGGTGGTTGTTGAACACCGCCGCATGATGCGCCGCAAATAATTACACTTCCCCCCCCAGAAAATCTAAATAAGTTTAGGTTTTCTGCTTGACCTTTAATCTAAGTTATTTTAGATTTAATAATCAAGAGCGAACAGGCTGGACGCCCACGCAGTAGCCGCCTCACGCGTATGAAGATGGGATGATTCGCTGGCAATAAAAAAGCGCCCCGCAGGACGCTTGCTCTTTAACAATCTGGATATCCCTAAGGCTTTTTACCATTCCCAGCATTTGATGTTTGGTTAGTGGGCTGCGCAGGTTTTTGCTGAGGACGCAAATTCATGGGCATGTGATCGAAGCACTGAACACTTTCTACTTTTTTTGGCTCTGGCTTTTGGCTCATAAGTTTACCTTTTTGGCAGATTTCCACCGATAAAAGAGAATATCCACTCAAATTTCGTTAAGGGCTGAGTTTGATCTTCTAGTCCTAACACAAGAGCAGCTCTTTTATAGGCAGCTGGATGCAATACAGACCACGCGTCTGAATCGTTTTTTTCAATATCAAGTCGCTGTTGATGTAATTCATCCGCACTTAAACGACTGGCATTGAGTATCAATTGTTGGTAGCGCCTTGCTTGTTCCTGGGCCCCGCCAGATTTCTTACCAAACTGATAAACGAGTTGTATGACTGTGAGTATCGCAATGATTACAGCAAAAATTCTAGTCCCAGCTAACCATGCAAATGCAGAGCAACTCGAGAGAAGGATGATTGCCGTGATTGCGTAATCTAGACGACCTGTAACCCGAGCAAAAGAAAGCTCCAAATAATATGAGAGGTTTAAGTCAAATAAATTATCTTCTCGAGTCATAAGTCCCCATTACTCTTCTTTTGGTTTCGGTTGCGGAGAAGGCTCAGGTCTCTTAAACGGAGGCATGTGGCGCTCTTCATAGTCGCTTCGAGGCATATTCAATCCTTTTCTTTGTTGGGGATATCCAGATTAACCGAATCCTTGTTGTTGGGGAATAGCAGGATCCACCGAGCATGACATGGTGAAAAGACAGGCACACAACGTGGAAGCGCACTCATTCAAAACAGTTATGGGTGACAGGTGTGACATGCTGGAGTGCGCTTCCAGATGTGTTGAGAACTAACCGGCGATGGCAGTCGCCCGCTTCATTAAGCGCTCTACCCTGGGTGCTTATTAAAGCGAACCAAAATCATTTTTACTCGCCGTAAGGCGCGGGATTCGTGCAACCAAAATTCAGCGTCGTGCAGGACGCTTATATAACGGAGAAACTAACCATGACGAACGCACAGACCGTCACCGAGTTACAACCACGCATGACCAGAGAGCAGTTGATCGAGGCTGCCCGTAAAGCAGCCCCTCTCCTTCCCCCGGCTTATCGCGGGATCATGACCGAACTGGCTAACCGTCTGGACTATACCAGCGTCGCTCTTTGTGAAGCCATGGCACAGCGTAAAGAGCTGGCCACACAGAACGCTACTCTTCGTGAAGACGTAACAAGCTGGGCCAGAGAGTGCGATCGCCTCGAAGAGCGGTTCACCAAAACACCAACCAATATGCACCTACTGGAAGCACAGCGGGAATTACGTGAACTGCCCTCTGCTGCCGTTTGTGTAAATAACGAGGTGGCTCTCTAATGGCTGGCCGCCCAACTTCGCAAAGGAGTATCAGCATGAGCAACTTGCTACTTCTCAAATGCACTAAAGACACAGAAGGTTGGTGGACTGAGGGCGAAATGTACCCGGCCCGTGTAGTTACCGGCGATTTCGTTTTGCTGGGTGATGATGACGATTTAGATGGCGAGGGATGGAGTGCCGCGCCGATGGAATATCGTGAGGATGGTTCGATTCTTTATCAGGTTGGTGGATTGGACGGTGAGGTTTTATTTGAGGAGGCAGCTCAATGACCAACAAACAGGCGCAAGAGCTGCTGATCCAAAATGGTCAGCTTGTAGCGAATACGCTCCGCCATTTAGCTGATAACGAAATCGACTCGGATTATTTCGCCATCACGTCAACGAACGAAAATGGCACTGAGACCGATTACGAGCTGGTTATCACTGAATATGCCCGTCAGGCCGCTGGGACTGTTGATGAGCTGGTTAAGGCGCTGGAAGCCAAAGACAAGCGGATCGCTGCACTGGAGGCCGAAAAGTCGGCTCTGCGTCCAGTTGGCGTGATGAGCGAGAAAGCCTTTCATCGCCTTGAAGGAAGCGAATCGAGATTCATAGCATTGTGGCCTCGTCCTGGAATTTATCTCCCGAGAAAACGCCCAGAGGACGGTGTGATTGTTTACGCGCGCACAGCTGGCCGCATCAACGGGGAGGGATGATATGGCTCTTAACAAACGCGAACGTGAATTTTTAAAGCCAGCCATCGTCCACTACTGGGAAATTGAAATATCGCCACACCGAAAAACTGCACTCTGGGATGGTGACACGCTTCTGCCCGTTAAGGTCGGAACTATGGCTGAGGGCCTGATAAAACGCGGGTATCTAGAGGGCGTAGCTATGGGGTATGGGCGTTACATTATTAGGGCTACCGATAAGTCAAAAAAACTACGTTGCTACCGCTGCGCTTACGGAAAGGTAATCGACGAACACGGTCAGCAGGGCGGTAACTGCCCATATTGCGATGGCGGTGTGATTGTGGAGAGGGCTAACCCATGACTAAATTCACCAAAGAGCAGTTGATCAATCAGGCGCGTGAAGAAGTTGATTTCTGGCACGAGCGTGACGAGCTAATTCCATCCCAGCAAACTGCTATTCGCCTGCGCCTGTCCGAAATCGCACTGGCAGCGCTGATGGCCCCGACTGAACCGGCCTATCAATACCGCATCAGGAACGCATACAACGGACAGGTAACGGAGTGGCAAACCATACGCCGTGACCAGGTTGATTTTGTTTTGAAAGCCCAGCCGCTTAATGCTGAGTTTCAAATTACCGCCCCGCCAGTGCCGGTAGTGCCAGAAGAGGCCACGCCGGGAAGCATCGAAATTCTTGCCAGCATCCGTCCGCCCCACGGAGTGGCTTACCAGTGGGACGAAGAACAGAGTCACGCTGCCGCTGATGCCTGGAATGCCTGCCGTGGTGCCATGTTTCAGGGTGCCGATGGCAACTCTCCGGTAATCCCGGATGGTTATGCACTGGTGCCGGTTGATATGGCCCCCGAGATGATGCGCGCTGTACAGCTTAACTCTGAGCTTGGCGGTTACGCCGCCTCTAACCTATCCGGCGCTTACTCGCTGTTTCGTGAGTTCTGGGATGTGGCAATTGCAGCAGCACCGCAGCAGGAGGATCCGCAAATAAAAAAGTAAACCAATGTGGTAGTTATTGTGACTGGTTCCGCAATGGTTGTGGGACATACATTTTCAAAGAGTGACCGGGTGCAGCCGGTTAAGTGGAGAATAAGCCATGAAGCAAATGCTCACACTTGAGGAATGGGCAGCAGAGAAATACCGAAGCAGTCCACCAGCTTTGAATACTCTGCGCCGATACGCTAAACAAAATCTGTTTTCCCCACCAGCGATGAAACAGGGTCGCAAGTGGCGTGTAAGGGAAGATGCAGAACTTGTAGGCGAATTGGCCAAGCCGAATATCCGAAAGACTGACTCGCCAATACTTCAGAGGATTCTTGCTGATGGCAGCTCGACCACGTAAAAACAATGTATCTGTTCCGAACCTTTACCCCCTCTATAGCAGGAAGGTGAATAAGGTTTACTGGCGTTATAAGCATCCAATCACTGGCAAATTCCATGCGTTAGGCACTGATGAGGCCGAAGCTGTAGCGATCGCCACGGAAGCAAACGAGCGCCTAGCAGAACAGAGGACCCGGCAAATTCTGGCGATCAGCGACAGGATTGCCACCAGCAAAGGTAAAGCGATCACGGTATCAACATGGCTCGACCGATACTGGAAAATTCAGGAAGAACGTCTGGCGACGGGAGATATCAAGCTGAATACGTTCAAACAGAAAAGCAAGCCGGTTTTGTTGTTGCGAGAGCGTGTCGGAATGAAGTTGCTGCCATCAGTGGATGTCCGCGATATCGCCCAATTGCTCGATGAGTACGTCACAGCCGGTCAGCCGCGAATGGCCCAAGTAGTTCGGACAGTGTTGGTTGATATTTTTAAAGAAGCGCAGCATGCGGGTGAGGTTCCACCGGGTTACGATCCCGCGTCAGCAACTAAAAAGCCCCGCCGAAAAATTACCCGCCAGCGCCTGAGTCTGGAGGAGTGGCAGAAGATATTCGATATTGCAGACAGCAATCATCAGTATATGGGAAATGCGATGCTTCTTGCTCTGGTAACGGGCCAGCGGCTCGGAGATATTTCAAATATGAAATTTAGCGATGTCTGGGATGATCACCTACATGTGCTTCAGGAAAAAACAGGGAGCAAAATTGCCATCCCACTTTCGCTTCGCCTTAACGCCATAAACTGGAGCCTGCGCGACATCATTTCACGCTGCCGGGATTATGCCGTCAGCCCCTATCTGGTTCATTTTTTCAGAGCTACCTCTCAAGCAGAGCGTGGTGCTCAAGTCAAATCCAATACGTTGACAACGAATTTTAGTAAGGCACGCGATAAAGCAGAGATCCCGTTACAAGAAGGCAAGACCCCTTCTACTTTTCATGAGCAACGATCTTTAGCTGAAAGGTTATATAAAGCGCAGGGAGTGAACACGAAGGAACTCTTGGGGCATAAGTCCCAGCAGCAGACCGACGGCTATCATGATGACCGAGGAAAAGACTGGGTTACTCTAGCGATTTGAGCTCATATAGCTCATTAAAATACATTAATATTAAGGTAGATGGTAACCTAAATTTTTAACAAAAAAATTTATTAATAAGTTAACGCGCATGGAGTGAAAGCTTACTCATATCCATGCGTGCTATCAAACATCAATATATGACACGTTATTTTTTAAACTTGAGAACGTCCTTCAGCGCGTCAGATAGATTCTTCTCAGCCTCCATGCCTATTCTTTCTTTTTCAAGAGAAACTGTTGTCTGACCTTTTTCAAGAACAAAGTTACGTTCTGTAGCCATGAGGCTTTTAATGACCTCCGCCATTAACTCTTCATTCCTCACATCCTTAAGAAATTTAATCCCTAACACTTTCGAATCAATATTGGTAAGTTCATTTTGAAAATATTTCACTTCATCAAAACCATTTTTATACAACTTGAGAAAAAAATAGGCAAAAAGCTCAACGACGACAACAAATGATATTTTGGGAGCCATATGAAGTATATACTGGAGTTTATCAGTAGAATTTATAGGATTTGTAACAGACAATCCCAGATAAACTATCCCACAAAATGCAATGAATGCACCTAATACTAGATTGACACCGCCACGTCTATTCAATCTGTTAATTTCGTTTTCTAACCGATATACAATATCATTATAATGTTTATTAATTTCTATTTGATATTTAAACGCATTTACATCATTCCTCAAACTTAAATCTGCGGCTATAAGTGTGTTACCCACAATTTTTTTCTTAGCTGCTTCAATCAAGTTATTTCTTTCTTCTGGTGTCAGCAAAACCCCATTTAAATCTTTAGAGTCATTCGTGACTAGTTGGCTAAACTCTTGTCTGAGAGATTTAACCTCTGATTTTATTTCTTCATATGAACTCACATTCTTAATTTTATTGTCACCTATGCCTTTATTAACATAGCTCAATAAAAATGCTGCAACGAATGTTAAAGTTGCAATCGCAGTAAAGAAAATATTTTTATCTTGGATCAATTGGGCGACAGTGCTGAAGTAATTAACAATTATAGACTGAGAATTATAAAGCAAAAAAGCTACTAGAACTGTAAATAATGTACTTAAAGCTATCTTTGCCAAGTTCTTATTTTTTAATCTTTCCAT